CACCAAGGGATGGAGAAAAGTGCAAGCTGGATGGGTACTGCACCAACATTAAGAATCGTGGCATTAACGGAAAGAGACCGGATAACCCAAAGCCAGAAGAGCCAGTGCTGGATGTCTGGGGGATGGGATGCACACACTGGGAGGATGCAGAGACCCGCTTCACACACTACGAGGTCATGACGCGACACGCTGAGCCGTGGCGGTCCGAGGCTGAAAAGGAATACATCGAGAGGATTATCGAGGAGGAAAGCAGACGATGAGCGAACTGGACTTTGCTTTTATCGACGCAGTAATTGCAGGAGACTTAGAGCTTGCTCTGAGGCTCGCATACGAATACGAACAGGGCGAGCAGATTAGTTTGTTTTAGGAGGCACACATCAGATAAGGCATGTGGTGATTAAAAAGGAGGCAGTGGTGAAGCAGTATTGTAGGTATTGTATAAATCTGTATGTTGGCGTGTCTCCGTCTCGCGGATGGTGCGAAGCGCATCAGAAATGGTATGAACGGTCTACGTGCTTTTCAGCCAACAAGTGTAAAGATTTTGAAATGGTAGAATGCCCGGAAGAATATCAAGATGCGTTTTATGAAAATCCGAAAGGGTACAGACCGACAAGCAGCAGAAAGAAAAAAATAAATGATGGGGAACAGGAATCGATGTTCTGATAAAAGACCGCTCGCAAGGGCGGTTTTTTTATGTTACAATATGTTTATGAAAATTTACATATCAGGAGCAATGGCGAAAAGGCCAGACACGTACAAAGAAGAATTTGCGAAAGCAGAAAAAGAAATCACAGAAAAAGGTTATACAGTCATAAACCCGGCATGGCTGCCGAAAGGGCTCGACAGAAACCGATACATGCCTATCTGCATGGCGATGGTGGACGCAGCCGATGCGATCTACATGATGGACGGCTGGGAGGACAGCAAAGGCGCACGGCTGGAGAAAGCGTATGCGGAGTACCAGGACAAACTGGTCTTGTACGAAGAAAGGAAAAACGATGGAGATCAAATATTTACCGGTAACGGATCTGAAGCCTTACGAAAATAATCCGAGAATCAATGATAATGCGGTTGAGATCGTGGCAAGCAGCATCGCGGAGTTTGGGTTCAAGGTGCCGGTCGTGCTGGATGCAGATAATGTGGTCGTATGCGGTCATACAAGGCTTAAGGCGGCAAAACTGCTTGGCATTGATAAAATACCTTGCGTGATTGCAAAAGACCTGTCAGATGAGCAAATAAAGGCTTTCAGGCTGGTCGATAACAAGACACAGGAACTTGCAGAATGGGACTGGAGCATCATATTTGATGAATTAGATCTGATTCAGAGCATCGACATGAACAAAATGGGGTTTGAGCAATTCCTGGATGACGATAAAGGTCAGCTGAAAGAGCGGAAGCTTGGGTCCGGGGAAGAAATTGATCTGGACAGTTTTGCGGATGAGAAATTTGAACAGGTGTGTCCGTGCTGCGGATTCAGGTTCAATGATTAGAGGTAAACATGAACAGATTTGATTGGAAATGGTGCCTGAAAGATATAAAGCAGGACAAGGATATAAAAGTGTTTTCCACTTTTTCATGTGGCGGCGGGTCCTCAATGGGATACAAAAGGGCCGGGTTTGACGTTGTGGGAAATGTCGAGATAGATCCTAAAATCAACGAGATGTATGCCAAAAATTTTCATCCGAAATACAACTACTGCATGGATCTGCGAGATTTTAACAGGAAGGAAGATCTGCCGGAAGAACTGTATGGAATAGATATACTTGACGGAAGTCCGCCATGTACTACGTTTTCTATGAGCGGGAAACGGGAAAAAACATGGGGCAAAGAGAAGAAATTCAGAGAAGGTCAGACCACGCAGACGCTGGATGACCTGTTTTTCGTTTTTTTGGACACGGTGGAAAAACTAAAGCCAAAAATCGTGATTGCGGAAAATGTGACCGGGATCGTGATGGGAAACGCAAAGGGATACTGTAATCTGATCGTAAAAAGATTTATTGAGCTTGGCTATGAACTGCAGATATTCAAGTTGAATGCGGCGAACATGGATGTTCCGCAGCAGAGAGAGCGGATTTTCTTTATTGCCAACAATCAGAAATATGGCAAATTAAACCTTAAATTTACTTATGATCCGATCCGGTTTGGGCAGATCCGGGAAGGGCAAGGGCTTGAAGTGGGCGGAGAAGTCATAAAAAGTCTGCTTGCAAAAGCAAAAAAACAGGACAAAAGAATTGCGGACATATATGCCCGGTACAACCATGGCGTGTTAAAGTATTATGACACGCATCTTTTGCATGATGAAGATGTGTGCAGCACGATTACAAGTGGTGGGGAAAACATCAGATTTTATGATAAAAAATTATGCACAGATAAAGACTATATAAATATTCAGACATTCCCGCAGGATTACAATTTTAATGGGAATTCAGTTAAATACGTCTGCGGAATGAGCGTACCGCCAAATATGATGGCAAATATAGCAACGGAGGTATATGAGCAATGGCTGAAATAAAAGCGGTGGAAATGAAACTGGCTGACCTGGTGCCGTATGAGAATAACCCGAGAAAGAATCAGAAGGCTGTGGCAGCGGTAAAGCACAGCGTCAAACAGTTTGGATTCAAGAATCCAATAATTGTGGATAAAGAAAACGTAATCATATCAGGGCATACCAGGAGGCTTGCTGCAATGGAGCTTGGCCTTGAAACGGTGCCTGTTGTGGTAGCAACGGATCTGACGGAAGAGCAGGTGCGGGCGTTCCGGCTAACGGACAACAGAGTAGCGTCTTTTTCTTATTGGGATGAGGCGAAGCTGAAGGATGAAATCGCGGGAATAAATGAAATAGATCTGAGCGATTTCGGATTCAAGAAGGATAAAATAGAGGATATCTTCCGGGAAAAAGCGGATAAAAAGATACATGTCTGCCCGAAATGCGGCTATGAATGGAGCGAAGAAGATGATTAAAACAATGCAGCTGGAAATATATTACACAGGGGGGGGGTATTTGAAAAAGGATATTCTGTACCATGGTGATATGGAAGAGATTGCAAAAGAAATTGAACGTGATGAGAACAGTCTGCTGGAATATATGCGGACGAAAGACGAACACGGAGAAAAAGCGTTTTGCTTTCAGGGATTTATGTTTCTGAAGAAAGATATTATAGCGGCTCAATTTACAGAGCCGACGATATAGGGGAGAATATGGCAAAAAGAGGAAGACCTCCGGCAGAATTTGATAAAAAGGAATTTATGAATCTTGTCGGCCTGGGCTGCACACAGGAAGAAATAAGCTGGTGGTTTCGGGACGAAACAGGAAAACCGGCAAATATAGACACGATTTCCCGGTGGTGCAAACGGACTTTTGGAGAGAATTTTCAAGAGTATTATAAAAAGAACGGCGGGATGGCAATGAAAATCTCTCTGCGAAAGAACCAGCTGAAGCTGTCGGAAAAGAATGCCGGGATGGCAATATTCTTGGGGAAGAATTACCTGGGGCAGAAAGATTTCTTTGAAAGCGACAACAAAGACGCACTGGCCAAGCTGGATCAGATACTGGACGGAGTAAGAAAGAATGCTGTCGAAGAAACAGAATGAATATATCAGAGAAGCGACCCACCGGATCAATATGAAGGTGGGCGCAGTCAGATCAGGGAAGTCTTACGTTGATGTGACATACATGGTCCCAAGCAGAATACGTGAAGTAGCAGGGAAAGAAGGGCTGAATGTTATTCTTGGCGTGTCAAGGGAAACGATAGAGAGAAATGTACTGCAGCCGATGCGGGAACAGTACACGGATCTGCTGGTGGGTACGATCAATTCAAGGAATGTGGCAAGGATATGCGGAGAAGATGTGTATTGTCTGGGCGCAGAGAAAGTATCACAGATCGGCAAAGTCCAGGGCATGAGCATCAAATATCTGTACGGAGACGAGATAGCAAAGTGGAACAAAGACGTATTTATGATGGCTCTGTCAAGGCTGGACAAGCCGTATTCGTGCATGGATGCGGCGTGCAACCCGGAATCACCGACGCACTGGCTGAAGGAGTTTCTTGACCGGGACGATATTGATGCTTATGTCCAGAAGTATAAGATATTCGACAATCCGTTTCTGCCGGAGCAGTTCATTGAGGATCTGTGCAACGAGTACCGGGGAACAGTGTATTATCCGAGATATATCGAAGGGGAATGGACGAAGGCGGAAGGGCTGATTTATCCGATGTATGAGGATGCCATAACGGATGATTTGAGCGAGGATTTCACTGATTACAGCCTGTCGCTTGACTACGGAACAAAAAACGCGTTTGCGGCGATCCTGTGGGGTCTGAAGGACGGTGTGTGGTATGGGATGGATGAGTATTATTATTCGGGGCGAGAAACGGGCATACAAAAGGCGGATGACGAGTATGCCGATGACATAGACAGGTTCACGCAGTGGCTGTTTGATGAGGATGATGAGGGCGTGAACAAGCTGGGATATAACCGAAAGCTGGAAGTCATCATAGACCCGAGCGCCGCTTCATTCAAAGCCATGCTTCAGAAAAGGCACAAATACAAAGTAAAAGACGCGGACAATGATGTGCTGAATGGAATAAGAAATGTTGCAACATCAATGAATCGTGGTAAAATCAAGGTGCATAAGAGCCTGAAGAACTGGCAGAAAGAAGCAGCCGGTTACGTATGGGCAGACGGACCGGAAGAGCGTCCGGTAAAAGAGGCGGACCATTTGATGGACTGCACAAGGTATTTTGTACAAACGAAGAGAATCGCAAAGGAGAAGAGAAATGCGAACATTTCAGGATTTTATCGAAATCGGTGAGAATGAAGCGGAACGGATGGAGTTTGTCCGTGAAGTAATCAGCGAGCATAAAAATTCAGATCTATACAAGACGGCACAGATCGCGGACGAATACGATCGGAAGCAGAACAGAACAATCATTCAGTATCAGAAACTGCTGTATGACGCGACAGGGAGGGCTATCCCGGACAACGTGAGTGCGAACTACAAGATCACGAGCGGATTCTTCAACCGCTTCACTACGCAGCAGGTGCAGTTCCTACTTGGCAACGGCGTGACCTGGGAGGATGAAGCCACAAAAGGACACCTGGGAGAAGATTTCGACAAGAAACTGCAGACGGCGGCGAAGGCTGCGCTGTGCGCCAGTGTATCGTTTGGATTCTACAATTATGACCATCTGGAAGTATTTACGGCGCTGGAGTTCGCTCCGCTGTATGACGAGGAGAACGGCGCGCTCATGGCTGGCGTGAGATTTTGGCAGGTGGATGCGCAAAAGCCGCTGCGGGCAACGCTTTACGAAGTTGACGGCATTACGGAATATATCTGGGAAGAAGGGACCGGGCGAGTGCTTCAAGACAAGCACACATATATCCTTGAATTGGTCAGCACAGGCGTGGATGAAGCGGAGATCTACGACGGCGAGAACTATCCGACATTCCCAATCGTGCCGCTGTGGGCGAATCCTCACAGGCAGTCAGAGCTTGTGGGGCTGCGTGAACAGATAGACGCATACGACCTGATCAAGTCCGGATTCTGTAATACCATTGACGAAGCGAGCTTTATTTACTGGACTATCAACAATGCCGGCGGCATGGACGAGATTGACCTTGCCGAGTTCGTGCAGCGGCTGAAGACCATTCACGCGGCCAATGTAGAGGACACAGGTGCAACAGCGCAGGCGAACAGCCTGGAAGCGCCGCATGAGGGCAGAGAAGCGCTTTTAGACAGGCTTGCTAAGGATATGTATGCGGACTATATGGCGCTGAATATAGACGAAATCAAGGGCGGAGCGAATACTGCGACGCAGATCCGTGCGGCTTACGAGCCGATGAACAACAAGGCAGATCAGTTTGAATACTGCGTCATAGATTTTATACAGGGGATCCTGGCGGTTGCCGGTATAGAAGATACACCAACATTTACGCGGTCCTATCTGATCAACACACAGGAGGAGATCAGCACGTTGCTCCAGGCGGCGCAGTACCTGGATGATGAATATGTGACAAGAAAGATCCTTACGCTGCTTGGAGACGCGGATAAGGCGGAAGAAATACTGAAGAATATGGAAGGTCAGGCGCTTGACAGGTTTACCGGAGAAGAATAATGGACGATGCGCAGAACATGACGGACGGCCGGATGCGAATCATCAGGCAAAGGCTGGCGAAGGAATACAAACAGGCGGAAAGAGAGCTGAAAAAACAGGTCAATGAATACTATGCTGACTTTAAAGCTGCGGATTTGAAAAAGCGGGAACTGGTAAAACAGAAGAAACTGTCGCAGGCCGAGTATATCAAGTGGCGCGAGAACAAGATGCTGTACGGAGAAACGCTGAAGCAGAAGGTGGATGTGATGTCTCAGCATCTTTTGAATGTGGACAAGCAGGCGGCGGGCATCATCAACCGGGAAATGTTCGGCGTTTATGCGAATAATTACAACTTTGCCAAGTATCAGGTGGAAAAAGGGCTGCATATTGACACTTCGTTTACCCTGTTTGACCGAAAGACCGTGGAGCGGATGGCCGAAAAGAATCCGAAACTGCTGCGTGAGCGGAAGACGAAAGACGGAAAGATCCTGAAATGGAGCAGAAGAAAGGTCAATACGGCGATTACACAAGGCGTTCTTCAGGGCGAATCCATAGACAAGATAGCGAAACGGCTGGTGGATGTGGTCGGAATGCAGGAACGCTATGCTCTGACCAATGCCAGGACGGCAATGACTGCAGCGCAGAATGCCGGGAGGATGGAATCGTTTTTGAATTCCGCAGCGCTGGGGATAAAACTGAAAAAACAGTGGATGGCAACGCTGGACGAGCGGACCAGGAGCAGCCATCAGGAACTGGATGGGGAAATCGTAGACATCAACAAACCTTTTTCCAATAAGCTGATGTTCCCGGGAGATCCGGACGGTGCGCCGGCAGAGATCTACAACTGCAGATGTACGATGATAGGTGACCTGGAGGATTATCCGAGGGAGAATTTTCAGAGATATGACAATATTGAAGGGAAGCCTATCGATTATGTGACATATAAAGAGTGGCTGGCTGCAAAGCAGAAGGCTGCCAACATGACAAAACTTGATGCTGCGCAGAAAGAAGTGGATGCGATCAAAGATGCAATAAAAGCAAAAGGA